ATGCGCCACTTCGGCGAGTCGTGGGAAGCGGTAATGAAGCTCGCCTTTCGCATACAGGGCGACGACCGGGCCCAGTTCATCGGCGCTGAGACCATTTGGGGCGATCCCGAATCTCGGACCGAAGGGCAACACGTCGACGCGTTGCTAAAGCTCAAAACGCTTGGCGTTCCGGAGCCGCAATTGTGGGAGGACGCAGGGTTTTCGCCGCAACAAATAGCGCGGTTCGCCAGCATGCGAGCGGAGCAGGCATATTACGACGCGCTGGCTAACCCGGCGGGCATTCAATTCGGCCCGCCCACCCGCGAGCAAAGGGGACAACCGCCCAATGGCGCCCCTGCCGCCTAATCAGCAAGTAATCGCCGCCCAAATTTACCGTAACCACTCCGCCCTGATCCGGCGACAGTTGCTCGAGGACATAGACGACGATTTCGACGATATCGACGACCTCGACGACCTCGAGCCGCCGATTATGCGAATGGTCGGGCATTCCCTCGTGGCGCAGCGAGCACTAGCGACGGACCTCGCCGGATATCTCTATGTGGCAAGCGGCGAATCCGACGACCTCGACCTCGAGGAAGTTACCGGGGACGCCATCCGCGAGGATCAGGGCGGTTTAGAGCACGCGTGGCATATCCCGTTCTTTTCCATGTTCGGCGCCCTGGCCGCGGGTGTCGCGTTCGTCGACGCGCTCGAGGACGCGCGCGCCGCCGTCGAACGGCAGGCAACGACCGACCTCTCACTAGTGCAATCGTCGGTTATGCACGAATTGGCGCCGAAGCTCGAGACAATCACCGGCTTTCGGCGCGTGACGAACGGCGAGGGTTGCGCGTTTTGCGACGAGGCGAGCGACGAGGAATATTCGACGTTCGACCTCGCGCCTTTGCATCCGGGTTGTAATTGTTCCGTGGCGCCGATATTCGAAGATTCCGATCCGGGCGAGGCGCTAAACGAGTACGACCGGCTAGACGAAATAATGAACGCGGGTGGATAACTTTCTCGACGTTGACGAGCCGGGCCCGTGCTTTATTTGCTTTAGACCTGCGTTCACGGTTGAGATAAATTTCGAGGCACATTTGCATCGCGAATGTGAAGATGAAGCGGACGCCAGATATTGGGCCGCGGTAGCCGAAAGGGGCGACAGGACATAATGGCCGGCGATGGTGACGGCGGGAACGGCAACGGTCCCGACGAAAAGGACAAGGAAATCTCGCGGCTCCGGAGCGAGGAAAAGGGACTACGGGCCAAGCTCCGCGAGGCGGAGGACAAAGCCGATACCGCCGAAAAGAAATTGGCTAAGGCGGTCGAGGACCAGGACAAAGCCGTCAACGACGCGCGCGCCGCGGGCGCCGCCGAGGGCAAAAAGGAATCCGAGAAAGAGCACGCGGCAGCGCTCGCTAGTGCCGAGGTCCGCGCTCGAGCCGCCCGCCATTTGGCCGATCCCGACGACGCGCCGAAATTCCTCGACCTCGAGGCGTTGACCGAAGGGGGGAAGGTGAATACCGAAAAGGTCGACAAGGCGCTAGCCGATCTAGTCGAGAAAAAGCCCTACCTCGCGCAGACCTCGAGCGGTAAACCGGCAGGTAAAGGCGACGACGGGAACGGGAGCCACGGCAACGGGGACGGCGGCGCGCGTAAGCCGGCACCCGCGACCGGCGACGCAAAAATGGATTCCTTGATTCGCGGCCAGATAAAGCGCTAGTATTCCGCCCGCGGTCGGGCCCGGGCGCCCGATCGGCTGGCAGGAATGCCGGCTTGCCCATGGTGGCGACCTCGAGGGGCCCCGGAGCGCTCGAGTTTCTAGATCCGACTCGAGCAGCTTTGGAGGCTAAATGGCTAGTGATTTCGGCCCACTAATCCCAATCGAAATGAGCCGCGAAATCTTGCAATCGACGGTCGCCCAATCGGCCGCCCTGTCGTTGGCTCGCATTCAGCGCATGACCACGGCGCAAATGGATATCCCCGTACTGGCGTCCCTGCCGCAAGCGAAGTTCCTCGCCGCGGTGGGCGCCGTCAAGCCGCAAACGGAAATCCGTTGGTCGTCGGAAATGATCCACGTCGAGGAAGTGGCTTGCACGATTGCCGTCCCTCGAGCGTATATCGACGACTCTGCGTTCCCCCTGTGGGGCGAGATTCGGCCCCGTCTGTCCGAGGCGATGTCGAAAGCGGTCGACGACGCCATTATTTCCGGTCTCGGCGCGCCCGCCTCGTTCCCGACCGGTGGCGTTATCGCTGCCGGCAACCCGCCCATTCAAGCGGTCGCCTCGCCCGGTAACCCTGATTTCGTGGGCGCTATTTCGCTCGGTATGGCGCGCGTCGAGAATTCGGGTCTCGACGTAAGCGGTTTTGCCGCCCGGACGAGCGTTCGGGCCCAATTCCGGAACCTGCGCGCCACAACGGGCGAATGGCTCATTTGGCAACCCTCGAGCGCGAATGGGCCGGCGAACCTTTACGGCGAGCCGTTGGTATTTACCAAGCTCGGTTTCGCGGCCGGCGTCCCCGACCTGATCGTTGGCGATTGGCAAATGCTCGTTATCGGTCTCCGCGAAGATATGCGGTTCGAATTGTCCGAGCACGGCGTTTTGACCGACCCGGTTACGCGTGAGGTCGTTATTTCCGCGTTCGAACAAGATATGGTGCTTATGCGCGTGTGGATGCGGTTAGGCGCCGTAATCGGAATCCCGTTCGGCAATAAGCCAGACGGATCGCAGGGTTTGGGAACGCCATTCGCTAATGTGCGCGTACCGACCGGAAGTTTTGAGGCGGACGAGGCGGCCGAGCCGGCGAGCGCGGGATCGCCCGCCCGCAATTCCCGGTCATAATTCTGTCTCCCTAGGGCGACAAAATGATCCCCAACCTCGAGCGAGTAACACAGGAGCCGGACGCGCTGGCGTCGATTGCCGATATCGAGACGTTATTCGGGCCGATCCCGATTGACGATTACCCGAAAGTACAACGGCTAATCGAGTGGGCGAGCGCGGCGGTTCGGCGTTATTGCCGCCAGACAATTTCGCTCATGCTCGAGCACGAAATAACGATCCCGTCGACCGGGACCATTGCGCTAGTTCTCCCTGAGCGACCGGTTATCGCGGTCGAAAGCGTGACGGTACTAATGGGCCCGGTCGATTGGCACGAATACGCGCCCATGGGCGGTCTCGAGGTCCGCGCCGGTTGGGCGACCGAGGGCCGGTTTACGTGGGACGCGTGGGGGCGCCTAACCCGCCTCGACGGTCTCCGGTGGGGCAGCAAGTTCGATCCCGTCGAGGTCGTATATTCGCACGGTTACGACCCAATTCCGGGCGATATCGTTGGCCTGGTCGCCGGCAAGGTCTCGAGTTTCTTAGGCGCTGCCGGCTCAAACCCGACCGGGCTAAAGAGTTTGCAAACCGGCGCAATGAGCGAGACCTACGCCAACGCGGCGGGGACCGCCTCGAGCTTGGGGCCCGGAGTTTTGACCGAGGCGGAAAAGGAAATCTTGCGCGACGGCGGTTATCGCCTCAGCGCGACGAGCGTACAAATGGGGACCCAATGAGCATTAGCCTCAACCCGCTTTCTCGAGGCGGCCGGATAATGATTATGTACCCGATCGGCGTCCGTCCGGGCCCGCCGGTCGAACCGCCCGAACCGGAGCCGCCTATTCTCGATAGCGTCGACCCTGACTCGATTTCGGTTCTCAACCTGCCTCAACCGTTCGCGTTGTACGGATCGAACCTGGCCGGAGTTATCCGCGTGACGTGGCGGCGCATAACGAGCGGCGAGGAAGCGGACCTGTCGTTTATGATTACCGACGACACGGAAATTCAGGGCGTAACGGCGGGCGCGCTGCCGGCTGGCGCGGGGGCCGGCGTCGATTTCACCGCGTACAACGACGACGGGCCGAGCAACACGGTTCGCGCCCTGTTGGGCGCCGAGGACCCGCCAGAGGCGCCGCCAGAGCCGCCAGAGCCGCCAGACGAGCCGGAGGCGCCCGACGAGCCGGATACGGAGCCAGAGCCGCCAGACGACGGCACAGGGGCCGGAGAATAGCTCTCATGCCGGCCCCGTCTCGAGCGTTCCCCGTGTCGGTCGTCGTCGAGCACTACGAGCCAAGCTCGAGCGGCGCCGTCGACGGTTTCGGTAACCCTGTGCTCGAGCTAGTGGGCCGGGAGACCTTGCCGGCAAACGTCCAACCGCAATGGACGCGCGAGGTAACCGGAAACCAAATGGTCGAAATGGCGTCGTTCAATATGTTCTTTCCGGCCGGCACCAAGATTGGCGCGTGGGACCGAGTTTTCTTCATGGAACGGCAACTAGAGTTGTTCGGCGCCTCGAGGGAGTTTTTCGATTTCAGCGGCAAGCCGCACCATACCGAGGCGGTCGGGCGGGAGGTTATCTAGTGGCGCTAAAAGATTGGCAGGTTGACGAGGCAGGGCTAATGGCCGCGCTCCGGAGCGATGGCGTAACCAAGCTGATCGCTGAGACGGCGCAAGTGGGCGTCGAAATCGCGCGGGGGATGGCTCCGGTTTGGTCCGGCGATTATCGCGACTCGCTCGACGTAGTACCTATGCAAGTTATCGACGGTCGAATTGTGGGCGGGTTCGGGTCGAGTAGCTGGCATTGGCATTTCGTCGAGTACGGGGCGCCCCATACGCCAGCTAGTGCCGTGCTCCGTAACGCCGCGCTCGCCGCGGTGGGTGGGTCAAGCGTGGAAATCCTATGAACCTCCCCGTAATGCTCGACGTTTCGCGGGTAGTGGTAAATTTCCTCCGCGCGCAGCCGGAGCTTGCCGAACCGCTCGAGGGCCGGATATACACAATCCTGCCCGCCCAACCGGTTTGGCCGGCCCTGCGTTGTACGCGGTGGGGAGGGTATCCCGCCATCAATCGCCCGCTAATCCTCGACGCGTCGTGGGCTCAGGTCGACATATGGGGCGAGCAAGCCGGCAAATTCGCCGTCTCGGAGCTAGCCAATTTGGCTCGAGCGCTCATTACTTACCGCCTGGTCCCCGAATGCAACGCACAGGGGATAACGGCGGTCGGGTTTGGGATGATGCACGACGCGCCCGATCAGACCTACCACCCCGCGCGCCCGCATTATCGGTTCGACATAAACGTTTTCATCAAAGCTTCGCGGGCCGGCGTTCCCGGTCCCGCGTCAATCCTCGAGGCGGCGGTCCCGTCTCGAGCTACATAAAGGGAGGTCCCCGTAATGACAATGGTTGGTGGTTTAGAGGCGAGTGAGGTCGTCGTTGCTGGCGTACAACACATTTACGTTGCGCCGGTCGGGTCGACCGTTCCCGACGAAATCGACGACCCGCTAGGCGCCGAATGGTACGACCTCGGCTATACGACAGAGGACGGGATCGCGCTTTCGTTCGGTAAAGATACCGATACCGTTATGTCGAGCCAAACCCTCGACCCCTTGCGTATGTTGGTCACCGCGGCTCCGAAAACAATTACCGCCTCGCTCCGGCAATTGAACAAGGAAACGCTAAAGCTCGCGCTCGGCGGCGGCGAGGTAACCGAGACCGGCAGCAAATGGAAGTTCAACCCGGCGCCCGCCTCATTTATTGATATCCGCATGTTGGCGATCGAGGCAGAGGACGGCGATAAGAAATACCGGTTTATCTACTTCCGCGCCATGGTTTCCGAGGCGGTCGAGTTCTCGTTCGTGAATACGGCCGGCGTCGTTTTGCCGCTGACGTTCTCGGTTCTCGCCAATGAGCCGTTTACGTTCGAATTGCAAGCGGACGAGGGCGACGACGGCGCCGCGGGTGCCACAAACCCTACTCTGGCTAGCGTGACGCCTAATACGGGCGTGGAGGACGACACGGTTACGCTAGCCGGTACGAATTTCGCCTCCGGAATGGGCGTTACCTTTGGTGCGGCGCCGGCAACGAACGTCAGTATTACGAACGCGACGACGGCAACGTGCGACGTACCCGCTGGCGCGGGCGCCGTAACCGTAACTTGCACGGTTGCCGGAAAACCGCCAGCAACGCGGCCTAACGCGTTTACCTATACGGCGGAGTAAATGTCGCCGACCCCAATTTTGGTCTCCGTCCGGACGAACGGAGACGGTAGCGCCACGCGCAAACCGATATTCAAGTCCGATTTCGTCAAGTTCGAGCGCAAATTCGACCGCTCGTTCAAGGCGGATTCCCTCAGCGACGGGTTTATGATTAGCTTCGCCGTGCATCACGCGGGAAGCTGGCCGGAGAACGACGCCGAATTCGACGCGTGGATTGACAACGGAAAAATCGAAATCCTCGAGTTGTCCGACGCGGACCCAACCGCAAATTTTACCGAGGAACATACGGAGCCGAGCTAGTGGCAGAGGCGGCAGCCGCCTTACATATGCCGCCGGCGATCCTGCTCGAGACCGATAGCGAAGTTCTCGAGTACCTATGGCCGATAGCTCAGCGCGCCCGTAAAGAGGACGTTTGGGCAAAGGAAATGCTCGCGGTTATCGCCGAATTGACGCATGCGGTTTGGCGCCTGCTCGTCGAGGTCAATTCCAAAAAAGGCTCGGTACCACCTAAACCGTTGAAAATACCCCGCCCATGGTCGACCGACCAGGCGAGGGACGCGCGACCTCGCATTACGTGGGCGCAGCTAGCGAAAAAGATAGGGCGCCGTGGCTGACAACGTAGCTGCTAAGGGTCTAATTCAATTAGCCGTCGACACCACAAAGGCGATGGGCGACGTAAAGGGCATGGGCCCGAAGATGTCGCCTCAGTTCTCCGAAATGGGCGGCATGTTCGGCGGCAAGCTCGGCGGCGCGTTGCAAAAGGGTTACAGCGCCATAACCGACAAGCTCCCGCAATCGACCGCCGGCAAGATTGGTCTCGGCGTTGCCGCGGGCGCTGCCGTCGTCGGCGTCGAGCTTTTCAAGCTCGGGAGCGAGTTCGACAAAACCTATAAGAGCATTCAGAAAACGACGGGCGCGACGGGCAAGGAACTAGACGCGCTCAAAGATTCGTTCAAAAACGTTGCGAAGCAAACCGGGGCGAGTTTCGAGGACATTAGCGCGTCGGTCTCTCAGGTCTCGCAGAGGACCGGGGCGACGGGCGCCGAGCTAGAAAACCTGTCGTTGCAAATGCTCCGGCTTTCCTCGGTTACGGGGACCGACCTCAACGCCAACATCGAAAAGGCGACAGGTCTGTTCAACGGTTGGAAAATCGAGGCGGCAGATATGCCGAAGTACCTCGATAAATTGTACGTGGCTAGCTCTAAGAGCGGTATTGGCGTCGACCAGTTGATGGCGGCCGCCGAGAAATCCGGCCCCATCATGCGCCAATTCAATTTCAGTTTCGACGAATCCGTTGCCCTGTTAGCGACGTTCGATAAGGCGGGGTTGAACACGGCGACCGCTACTGCCGGCCTAAACGCGGCGCTGAAAAATCAGCAAAAGATGGTCGAGGCGCAGGGTAAGGCGGTCGACAAGGCGGCAAAGCAATACGACAAGCTCGCCACCGCGTACGAGGCGAAACCGAGCCCTGCCGGCAAAAAGGCAATGGAGGAAGCGCTAAAAGATTTCGACCAGCTAAACGACGCGTTCAAAGCTATGCAAGAGGAAAGCCCCGCCGAATTCCTTGCCGCAACCGTGGAGTCGATAAAGAACACCGGCGACGCGGCGCAAGCCAATCAGGAGGCGATCAAGGTATTCGGCGGCAAGGCCGGCCCGCAATTGGCCGAGGCGATCCGCGCCGGCACAATTTCCATGGCCGAGCTAGTCGAGGCGATGGGCGATGCGGACGGAGCGCTAAAGAGCACGGCGGGCGAGACGGCGACTTTCGAAGGGAAAATGAACAAGTTCAAAAACCAAATGAAAGTGGCTTTTGAACCGGTAGCAATGGGTCTGTTCGACGCCATCACCAACGCGCTAATGTTCGTCACCCCGTACCTGACTCTGTTCGCAAATATGCTCGGTACGGTAATCAAGTTCATTACCGGGAACAA